TCACCATACGTCGGCGCTTGCGTGGAGTCAGGGTAATAGGCCGCGGCGATGGGCTTGGCAAAGGTGTTCATGTCCACCCAAGACGTGCGCGCCAAAGTGCCAACGGACCAGACATTCTCCATGTAGTTGTAACTCACGAAGCGGTCAATGTGGTCGCTCGTGAACGAGCAGTACCACCAGGTCACCTCGTTGAACTGGGTGTTGATGCCCACGTTTACCTGAAAGCTCTGGACAAGGTTGATGTCCTTGAACACGTAGTCCTGCACGGTACAGGGAATCTTCTTGACCGTGCCGTCGAACGTGAAGAACGCATCACGGCCCATCCAGTACGCCACGCCGTTGACGTCCGCTGCTGCGTGCGGCCCGATGCAGCCGCAGTTGGCACCGAGCTGTTGAAAGCCAAAGGTGTAGGGCGGCCCCAAATACTGCTGGCCGTGCATTGAGGTGTCGGTCCAGATCAGAATCTGGCCACGCGAGCGCACGGCCGTGATGATGGTGTTGCCATCCGTCAGGCGCTGGCCGCCTGCCGTGTTGGTGGCGGTGGCCACGAAGTCGGTGATGTTCTCCTGGTCAGAGAAGCGCACGAACATCGGGTCTTGCGACGTCGGCGTGCCGAGCACGCTCTCCGTGCCAAAGCAGATCAGGTGACGGTCTGGCGTGGAAACCAGAGCGTACTTGCTCTTGGTGGGCGCGCCTGAGATGGCCACGGCCCGCGTTCCAAGGCCCCCAGTGGGCAGCCACTCGTAAATGCCTCCGTCGACCACCTGCGCAATCAGGTTCTCGCCATAGGTGTCGAACTGCCAGACGCGGGGATTGAGCTGCAGACCGGCAGACGGTGGACGGGGCGTGCCCCACGTAAAGAAGCCCCACGTGCCCGTGCCCCAGCCGAAGTCCACGTAGCCCCGATCAGCCCCGGTGTTGATCTGGTAAGCAGCACTTGCTGTGCCGGCTGCAGTGGCAGTACTGGTGGCCTGTGTAGGGGACGTGATGCGGTAGGTGTTGGCGCTCAAGACCTCGACGATCTCGAACTCGTTGTCCAAATCCGCATCGGGTATGCCGCCAGGGTTGCCAGTGACGCTGGAGAAGGTCACGAAGTCACCAGTGATGGCTCCATGTCCAGAGTCGTTGACCACGACGTTCGTACTGCCGTTCGTGGTGTTGAAGGTGACGCCGGTGTTGGTGTCTCGAATGGGGGTGACATCGGCCCACGAGCCGCCGTAGAACACGTAGAGCTTGCGGTTGGTGCCAATAGCCGCGCGCGGCGAGCCGTCGAGCGCGGTCCATGTGAAGACCTCACTGGTTGCGCCAATAAAGTAGGCCTCGGTGTTGTTGAAGTTGGTCCAGCCGCCCATCTTCTCGGGCAGGCCGTATCGAAAGCGGACGTAGTCAGAATCCACCCAGCCGCCCTCTGCGCCGTACTCGGTGTTCTGCTTGTCGACACCAGGTTTTAGGAAGAGTCGAAGAAGTGCCATGGCTTACCTGTACCCTGCGGTTTTTTTGGCTATTTTTTTAGGCTGCGCCACGAACTGTTTGCCGGCCTTTTTGCCCGCGCGTTTTGCGCGGGTTGTTGCAGCGTACTCCGCAGCGCTCAGGCCTTTGATCGCGGACTCAGGCAGGTATCTTTCGCCCGTTTCGGACGACTTTTTGCCGCTCTTGGTGCGCCATTTTTGGTCGCCCCAGTCCTTGAGGCTTTTTTGAGGAGCCTTCATGTCAGTCTCTGTACCCGCCGCCTGCGGCCTTGTACTTCTTGGCGACAAGTTGAGCTTTTCTTGCGGACCACTGCCCCGCGCCAGTGCCCTGCGTGGCCGCTGCCTTAACCTGGCTCACGATCCGCTTGCGCATCTCGGGCTTGGTGTAGTTGCCAGCGGCGTTGACTTTGGACTTGGTTGCAGGTTTCTTAGTGGGCATTTTAAGCTCCTCGGTCAGGTCGACAAAAAGAGAGCGCGCTCGTCTTTGCGACGGCGCTCCAGGCCCGGCAACACCTTGCCTCCGCCCTTGTTCCAAAGCAGGAAGGCATCTGCCGCCCCCTCCCATTCTCCGCGATTTGCCTTGATACGGATAGAGCTGCGCTGGAGGTTACCTAACCCAAAATTGAAGGAAATACTGACCAGAGCGTCAAAGCGGCCTTGACGGCTAGCACTGCCGGGAACAAGTCGAAGAACACCACGTTCAAAAGACGCGACATCATCTTCGAATAGTTTGTCAATTTCCTGCTTTGTCCAAACACGATTGTCCTCCGGCTTGAGCGGCATCTCCTTACGGATCATCGGGATGTCGGCCTTGGTCTTGCCTTCTGGCCTCATCATCGGGAGCCTGATTTGCTCTTGGTACAGCACATGGCCGTAGCCAATGGTCCAAATGTGCGCCGGGCACAGGTACGGGCGGTTCTTACACCCCTCGTACTTGTGCATCATCGCAGCGCCAGCCTTGCTCAGTTTCATGACTTTGCTTTGTATTTGTCAAAGTGATACCGGCGCATGTTGCCGCCGCCACCCTCAACCGCACAATGCGGGCATTTGAGGACTTGTCGCTTGCCTTTGCAAGCCGCGCTCAATTTTGCACGGTAATCTGGGTCGGAAAGGCGCTTGGCGGCCCCAGCTACATAAGGTGCGCCATTTCTTTTTGTGCCCTTTGCCTTGCCCCATAGGGCCTTACGCTCCTCCGGCGTCATGCGCTGCATGACTGTTTTCATGTGCCAATCTGGCCGTTTTGCTGGACTATAGTCTCCCCATGCGCCACCGACGGCAGCAGGGTTGGTATTAAACAGTTGATCGAAAAAACAGTCCAAAAACGCCTGCTCAATTTCTCTGGCGGCTTCCATGCCATTCAAAATAGTTGGCGTCTTCACGACAAATTGCTCTGCACCGTACTTATTCCAAGCGTGTTGCAGATAAGTACAGTGATGCTTTTTTGCACGCAGATCGGTCATGTGCTCTTTGATTCTGCGTTTGATGTTGATGGAACTGCCAACATATGCCCGGTTGGTAGGCGCATGAACAATAGCGTACAGACCAATCATTTCTTGGCCCATCCCCTTGTCCCAAACCAGTACCCAACCACAGCGCCCAGCATGGCCATCTCGTCGCTGGAGAAAATCAAGCTGCTGTACTTGACCACATCGTCGATGCTGGTAATCAGTGTCGGGTGGTTCCACAGGTACACCGCCATGAAGGCGTTGATCAGGACAAGCTCAATCACGAAGATGTAGGTCACGGTCGGGCGCACCGTGCCGACGTAGCTGGCGACCCATTTGTGGGCCTTCTCCAGCACCTGCTCGTCATGCTTGAGCGCGGCCTCAGTCATCTGCGCCTCGGTCTGCATCATGACCTGATCGGTGCGGATTTCCTCGATCTTCTGCTGGGCGGCGTAGCCCTGAGCGGCCAGGGCCAGCTCACGTTCGTTCTGCATCCGGGCAAGGGCCAACTCATGCTTCTGGTCAGCCTTGTTCTGGAAATACTCAAGCAGTTTGGGCAGGCCGCTGATCAACAGGCCGCCAAGAGTCGAAATCAGTGAAAGCATTACCCACCCCTTTTAGTTAACATCGCGCTGGCAATCTCCAGCATGAATTTTGTCTGCTCTAGGTTTGCCGGCTGCGCTGCCCAGCCAACTGTAACCTGTCCCACGAAACGATGCGAGTCCGGCGGGACGCTTACCCGGCAGGTGTACGTCACGCCCTTCTCAAGATACCAAAGCCCAACCTCTGATTGAGCGTAACGATACTCGCCGCATGGAATCTCGTTGGTCATCAGCTTGACAACGTCCGCGTTATTCGACGAGTTATGCGTGAACAGGCCAACGTCAATATCCTCAATTGTCTTGTCTCGCCCATCTTTGGTGTAGGCTCTGTAGAGCGTCCGAGAGTTGAACAGCGGGTTGACTTTGAAGACCGCCACCACCGTTGCACCAGTTTGCTTGAACAGCATCGTTGCTGCGTCATCGGCCCGGTCTGTTCGTATCTCCGGCAGCTTCTGCGACTCCTTATAGGCGTCGCGGATAAATTCCTGGCTCTCGTACAAAGCGTAGCCGGCAAACGCAAACACCGCCATCAGGATCACCGCAAACAGCTTGAACGGTGAGTCCACATACCCCAAAACCTTGTCGAGGGTGGTGTTGGCGTTGAGCTTTTCGGTCATAGCTGATGTTGCAGCGCATTAACCACAAAGTAAAAGGTGATTCCTAGAACAAACACAGCGGTCAGCACCGCAATGCCGATCAAGAACATATCGTCGATTTCTGCTTGTCTGCGCTTTGCCTCTGCTTTGCGTTTGCCTTCAGCACGGGCGGCATCGGCCTCCATCTGCTTGGCCCTGGCCGTGATGCGCATCCAGACGTCCATCTTGTTCGACTGAAAGAAGAGCATCTTCACCTGCTCCTCAAACTCCCGCGCCTGCTCCAATGCAAGCTCCAGCTCCAATGCCTTGCCAAGTGCCGACCCCTTAAATCCACCGGTTTTAGCCTTTTCAACGACCTCAATGGCCTGGGCCTTGGCGTCGAAATACTGGCCTAGAACAGGCCCCAATGACTGCACATCCTGCACAGTCTTGACGGCCTTTTTGACCAGGTTGACCGCAGAAGAGACGGCAGCAAGGGCGGTGATTGGATCAATCATGGCTTCCTGATTACATCGTGGCCCCCGATGCAGCAGGAACCGTCGTGATCTCAATGGCCACCGAACGGGCGAGGTTCAGTGGCTGGCCGCAGTCGGAGCAGGCGTCTGCATCCAACTCGGCCTGGTCGAGGTCGTAGCCACACGCGCCACAGAGGACCTCTATGGCGTGTGCGGGCTCGATACTGCCGTCAGGCAGCGTCCGTGACGGGCTTTGCAGCTTCATCGGTCTTTGCCATCTCGGGCATCGGGATTTGTGGCTGCACTTCACCGTGGATGGCATTGACCAACTGGAACACTTCGCCGTAGGGGCGCGTACCCAGGTAGCCCAGGATGCCGTTGATGAGGGGCAGGGACACTTTCACTTCGTCATTCATGGATATCTCCAAAGCATCGCTGAGATGGGGCAGCGATGGAACCCCATACGCATTATGCCGCCCAAGGCAGCGGGGGCGTAACCACCGGAGGGTTGATCTGGTTGTTGATCTGCTGCTGCACGGCAGCTTCTGTGACTGCTTTGTCCACCCCGTCAGCCCAAATCCAGCCCAAGACTTGCTCTTGAGTCAGGTTGGCGTAGGGCGTGAAGGCGGAGCCAGTCGGCGCGGGAACAGCACAGGTCGAGTACACAGAGGCGTTGTATGTGCCGTCAGTGCCAGCGCATGTCCAGTGGACGTTGAAGACGACATCGGTGTTGCCACCCTCTTGCGGATAGCAGTCCATCGCAGTGATTTTCCAGGTGATAGTAGTCATGGTTTAGGCTCCTTCGAGTTGTGCGACACGTTGCCGCAGGGATTGGATTTCTTTGACAAGCATGGGTACAAGTTTGGAGTAGTCCACTGCCATCATGTCTTCAGCTTTAACAGGTTGGTGCACTGCTTCAGGGGCAACAGACACAAGTTCTTGGGCAATGAAGCCTGCACGTT